ACGCTCTTCCGATCTGCATTTCTACTCGAACGCTGACGAACTGATCTGACGGGATATCAATAGGCTCTCCGTCATTGATCCCGTCACGTTCATTTCTGGCAAAAGCGGGTGCTGAAGGATGTGTGCGGTGGTAGGTTTTCACCAAGATAGAACCGTCAACATTGACCTCATAATCCAGCCAGATTAGAGGCTGCTTATTTCGATCAGTGGGTATTTCAAAGCCGCCATCAATCCCACCCCATGTAGCGTCAGCATTCAGCCCCATACACCCTTCAATCAGATACTCACCGATAGCCTGGCGGGTTACAGTGCATCCTTCAGATTCATCGTTAAGCTGACACGAACCATCACTGAACAACTGTACAATCGGAGAAGCGGCTTTTAACGTACCGTCAGATGCACGGGTCGTATTTCCAGTGTGGTAAATCTGCATCCAGCCAGTGTCGGCGCCATCAGCCATTCCCATAAATTGAATGACTTTGCCGCTTAGGATCAGGGCGGCAAAGGATTGTTGCGCAGCTGGGGTTCCCCCAGACCCAATGTTACGGTCTGATAACCGGATGCCAGAACCATACATTCCAGGACCGCCAGAAGTCGCGGGAGTGACATTGCAAAAACGAGTACCCTGGCTTTTATCCCAGATGTCGCCGATTACTGGTAAATTTTTAGAACCCAAGCCAAACGCCCCAGATACCAGTACATTATTATCATACTCGCCAACATTCCTCGTAGAGCTGTCTCCCAAGCCGAGGTTTGTACGAGCGCCTGATGCGCTTGTCGAACCTGTACCGCCCTGGTCAACAGGCACTGCCCCGCCGCTCTTAATCGCCACATTGTCAGACAGATATTTCCATGACGGTCCGGTGAATGTCGTGCCGTCTGGCAGCTTAACCGTAATGTTTCCAGCTACACTGAAAACCTGTTGCCAGTTCTGTTTGTCGTAATTCAGTCCACGCAGTGCTTCAGCACTTTGCGCTACCAGTGCGGCAGTGACCATGTTCAGTGCCACTCGGGGAACGGCTGACCAGGCCGCACCGGATTGTGTTGGTCCGGTGAAGTTGCTGACCAGCGTCAGTTGCGCATTACTCTCTACCGATTTTACGGGCAATGTATACGACACGCCGCCCACAGTAGAGACAATGAAATCACCTCCGGCGAGTTCGGTTGCGAATGAGGTTCCGGAACCGCCAACAATAGCGGACCCGTTTGTCAGGTTAATAGTTCCTGTAGACATATGCGCTCCTTTCAGGCAATAAAACCCCGCCGTAGCGGGTTGTAAGGTGGTTATTATTCAATTCAGAAGAATAGTTTGCGCCAAGTCGCAATATTCACACCGAATTCTGATTTGCAGACTGCTTAAAATTAATTACCTGAATATCCGGTGAAATTCGGTGAATTTCTTTTGGTAATTAATACCATTGAAGGTTGCATGGATATATTATCCCCGCCATTAGAAAGCCCTCTTATACCCACTCGTATAGTTACTGGCCCTGAATTTGCAGGAATATCCAGGCTACCTGTAACGGGTGCGTAGTTATTAACCTGACGAGCATCACCACTGGTAGCGACATACGATAGTTTTAATCCCAGAGGCACTACTGTAATATCTATCCCGTTTATATTGATGTATACGTCCATGTTGTTATTATAAGTTATGCTCTCATTCCATGCGACAAAAGTCGGTACAGCGATAGTGACATCATATGGAACACCACCCGCCCAGGTGACCTGTCGATAGAAATCCTTTTGTTCGCCAGGATTTCCCTTGAACCTGCCACCAGGCAAAGAGAACATATTAACCACGTCGCCTATGATTTTGTTCGCATAAACAGTGCCCTTGAAATCTCCGTCTGTTGCGTAAACCGTCCCCGTAAACGATCCGTTAGTGGCATAAACTGTGCCGCGCACAGTGACGTTGTTGAAAACAGCATAACCGGATTTGTTAATATGCCAGCCAACGTTCCCGGTTCCGTCCCAGGTTGAGGACTGGATGTAATTACCGATTTTGGTGTTGGTAATTGTACCATCGCGAATAAAGGCTTCGTTTATAAATACTTGTCCGTTATATGCAACGAAAGTCAATTGATAATTTCCCGGATCGCTTCCCGAGTATATACCAAACTGGTCAGCGGCAAAGACCACTGTGGATTTGTAAGAACTACCTACAGGCTCAATCGACATACCGAACCCGGCGCTATATTTCACTCCATTCCTGACAATGCCGAGATTAGTGACATAAGAGGCTTTAGCTGTTCCATCACTGTTTACTTCTGCTGTCAATTTCTGGTTAACAGCTGAGGTCAAATCCCCTACCTGGGCCTGCACGTAGGTAGACAGGTCTGCAAGGCCTTTATCCACTTCTGCGACCGTTGTTTTAACAACCAGGATATCAGCACGCACCTCCCCATACTGCTGATACTGGTGTTCAACCGTTCCGTGGTTTGCCAGCGTATTTGACATGATACCTTCAAGGTTAGTATCAACGCCATTTATCACGTTTTTCATAGCATCAGAATCTCTGATAGCCTCGTCAATCTGAGGCATAAGCTCCGTGATATCTGTGTAACACAATACTTCAACTTCTAAGAACTCAGATGCGCCGAATGCGTTGATAGCTCGGACGTACCACCAATAAGTATGATTGTTTAACAGTTGACCAGACGTAATCTGCGCACCCATACCGACGCGGTTCGCTTGCGCTTCAACTGTAGCAGTATTGGCGTTAGGCAAGCGAGTTTCGTAGGAAGTCCAGAAGTCGTATTGTGTGGACACTGTATAAAGATCAGTGGTATGCGGACGCAAAGTTACCGCGAAGAATTGCTGAGTAATGTCAACACCTGAAGGCTTGCTAGGAGCATGAATCTCGATAGTAATCATTGCTTCGGTGGAGCGCTGGCCGAAACGGTTGACAGCCATAACAACCAGATCATAAGTACCGCGAACAAGGCCTGTAATGTTAACAGACTGACCTGGTACTTGAATTGTCTGGATAGGTACACCGGCTTTTCGGATAACCACAATATTGTAGGCAATGTCACCGATGTTGGTCCACGCGAATACACCTTGCACCACTTGACCGATTTCGGTTACGGTGTAAGTTAGTCCGGTCGGCTGCGCTACGCTGGCTTTAGGGAAGTCTGTAATATCAGGGCGCTCGATTGGCTTCCCGATAGCGTCGTTCCATACTGCCGCGGTTTCCTGCTTCAGCGTAATATCAACGCCTTTGTCTGCCGCCAGGCTCCACTCAGTTATGCGGAATTCCTGCCCGTTAATACCAAGCTGCGGCAAGTACAAGCGCACGTAATAGCCCGGACGGTATTGATAACCGCTTAGGTTCATCGTGAATTGAAGTGTGCGACCAATACGAGTTCGGTTGATCTTAATTTGCGCTAGTTGCTGAGCCTGGAATTCGTTCGCAACAAATCGCAGCTTCAGATCTGATGTAAACTCTGAGCCGTCAGCGTCAATATAAGACTGTACTTTAACCGCTGGATAATCAACTTCGGAATACTGCTGCTCTTTATCCAGGAAAGTACCTGTAACGATATTCAGCTTGTCGTTGTAAGCAGCCTCAGGGATTATTTTCACATCGCTGATAATCTGACCAGGATTAATGTCCATAGTCGCTGGCCCGTAATAAGCACCAGCCAGCAAGCCGTGTTGGCCCGCCATAAAGGTAGGCTCACCTGCGCAAGCTAAATGTAAGTCGTCCAGGACACCTGCCTGAGTTTCGGATGCGTCGAACGTGCCGTTAATGGTGTAACGCTTACGGTTTCCGCCGCCGTCGTTAAGTACCTGATCGCAAACGTTCGCAGCCTGAATAAACTGGCTCATGTTAATGTCAGTGTCTGGCACTTTCAAATATGAGCGGTAATAATCCAGGATACAGAGCGCGGCGTTTTCACTCCATGCTATAGTGCCGTTGCGAGGGTCGTATACTTTCTTACCGAATACCTCGAACTTAATGTTCGGAATACCTGATGGGAATTTATCCGCATCAAACTTCAGAGAGATACGCGCCCACGTAATACCCTTACCAATCATGTCATCTTTCCAGGATGAACAGTTGGCTTTCATAAACGGGTCTACGGTTGTGCGGTCGCTGTGAATTTCAAACTGCGCTTTGTCGCCATAGTCGCCGATCAGTTCGTCGCCGAGCCAAATGCGCCCAACATGATCAATAGGGTGACCTGCGATCGCGATGCCCAAATGGACCCATTCTTTGGTTGACGTACCTTTTTCTTCTTCTGCATAGAACAGAAGACCTGATACGACTGTGCAACCGTAGATAAAGGCCATGGGCGCTGTGGCACTTCGAAGCGTTTGTTTTCGCTCCTGTTGTGAAGTGTAAGCGCCGATAGAAGGTACTGCTGGCTTGATAAGTAAAGATGCCGCTACCGTAGCAGCCACAGTGATTACCATGGCAACGGATGCCGCAATGATACCCGCCGCGGCTGCTGCCGATGCACCGATCGCTACTGCTGCGACGATTATTGCTGGTGGCATTGCTTAGACCCTCCAGGCCGCTAAGACTTTCGAATGGTGCTCGTCGGCGTAGCGAACGCCTTCCAATGTAGGAGCATATACGCCACCATTCCAATAGATACCGCTAGTAATGCCCAGAGCACCGTCAAAAACAACCACGTCACCGTTTTGAACGAAGTTAACATGTTCTAAGCGCTCCAGTTTACCATCCCACGCTTTGTAAAGATCACCGTACTGCGAAGCAAGGTGTTTCTTTGCGCCTGTTTCTGTTTTATACTTACCGCGTGAAGCCTTTGCTGGATCTACGTCTGTCATAACTAATACAGCGTCGGCAGCAAAAAGGACGCAATCAGTTGCGCCCCACTCAAAAGCCGTATCGTGACGGTCTTGCACTAGCTGAAGAAAATCGTTCTGCCAATTTAATTTTTTCATGGTACGTACCTGAATGGAGGCGCATCCTTTTTAGATCCCCAATATATGGAGTAGTCAGCCATTTGTGCCACATAACGGAAAATTCGATCGTCGTCATGTAACTGCCGTTGGGATTCATCAGTATATCGCCAGGCTTTTGCACGGGCCCACTCCTCGAAGATGTTGGAGACTGTAATGTTGATCGCGCCTTTGGAGCCTGCTATGAGCGCAGTATTTCGGATTTTGCCTCGAAACACAACATCATAATCCGTAAGGGTAAAATCATCATCAAGCACACCAACAAACATGGAGGCTTTGCGGCCTACGCAGTTTTCATTCAATACTGTGGCTAACATAGAAGAATCAAGACCCGCTAAGGTCAAGTTGAGCTGAGTTGCGCTCGTGTTGTTCTGCTCTTTAACAGAGTCAACTTGGCCCAGGATACCCAGGCCGATATAGTTGTTCCCTTCTATGACCACATTACCGGTTCCGCTATGTACTCGCGTCGGCCCGCTATCAAACAAGATCTCTACAGCCAGAACAACGTTCACCTGACTTCCCATCATAGCCTGGGCAACGTTCTGTGAAAACGGATTAATCAACATTAGAACGCCTCCACAAAGTTCAGAGTAAAGTCGTTGTTGAACGCTGGAGAACGTTTAACGCCGTTCTTACCGCCTTCGAGTCTAAAGATAGCGTATGGGTTCGCTACTTCAAGCACAAGGTTGTCGGCCGGGCTGTTGCGTAGCTGCGGCCCAAAGGGGATAGTAGCCGCGCCGCTTGCGTTGCTTACAACGTCCGCCAGCGTCATTTTAAGCTCGTCACCTACGGTAAAATAATCGCCTTTAGACAGAACTTTAACTGAAGGAGTCCAGCCGTCTGTTACAAGGCTTGAGCCTGTTTGCCCTGCCCCGTTGACTCGTGGAGTACCTTGAACAGGGCTAGCAAAGCGACCGAAGTCGCGAAGTTTAATTCGACCAGCCATACCATCCAGCTGAACCAGAATTACTTCTACTTCGCGCGTTTCGTAGTCGTCCAGGTTTGACAGCGTCATCTGAGCTTGCCATGCGGAGCCTGGATAACGAACTGTCTGAGTTTGCCCGTTCCATGGGCTTGTGAAGCTCGAACCATTCGAGTTTAAGTACCAATCAAAGCTGGCTGGCAGAATGCCGTCGGGCCATACTAAGGTCGCCATTATTATCTCCCGATCTTACGGCTAACGTTGCCGCGGTTGGTGACATCAGTAAGAACGCGGTTGTAACCTTGTTCTGCCCCGTCCGCGGTAGCGCGTTGAACTGCGTCCGCTAGAGCCTGATCACCAGCGCCGGAAACTGTGATGTATTGTGTTACATTACCACCACTTGATGTAGTTCCGCCAGTTGAACCGCCACCGCGCATAAAGTTAGTGAAGTCGGCGTTCTGCTGTGCTGACAGTACACGTTCACCCTTCTGAAGTAACCACGTACCTTCTTTCGGGATCTCCGTAATGCCGTCGTGTGCCATACCTGTCATAGTTGCGCTGGTAATTTGCTGTATCAAAGCGGCACCTGCTGAAGCAACCAAAGCATAGTTTGCGAACTTCTGCATCGGGGTAAGCGCTGTTGGGTCTGCCATTGCCTGAACCATTGCAGTAGTCAGTTTCAACGATGCTTCACCGATTGCGAACGCTTTAGACAGTGCAAACATGGCTTTATAAGCGCCGGAGTTTTTAGCGCCCATATTCTCCAAGATGCTTGCCATGCTGCCCGCCATGCTTGAAGAGGTTTCTAAGAAGCCTAAAACTTCCTGGTTCTGCGCTACTGCCTGTTTCTGTAAGAAGTCGGTATAATACTGGTGACGCAAGTCAAAGAAGCGTTGCTCCTCAACTAAGCCCAGGTTATGCGCTTCAGTCAGCAACGCTAACTTTTGCGTATATTCGTTCTGAGCAGCTTGCACCGGATCATATTCGGCTTTTAACTGATCGCGTTCGCTTACTGCGTACTCTTGCGCAAGTTGCATCTTCTGCTGAAGATAAGTCGCTTCAGCTGTCAGCTTAGCGTTGTCGATCTCCTGCTGATCGAGCAAGCCTGCACGTTGTAACTGATCAATGGTTTTAAGCGCTTCTTCATAATCAGTTTTTGCTTTGCCCGCCGGGTTAAACTGGTCAGCAATTTTCTGACGTTCACGCGCATACTTTGCATCAATAGCGGTTAAAGCATTACCGAGCTGTTCCTGCGTAGCGCCCGCGCGGGTAGCCTTGTCAGTTATAGCCCGAGTCTCTGCGTCCTGCTGTATCTTCAAACGGTCCAGGGCAGTAGCGCCTCGGGCTTCAGTCCGCTCGTAGGCTTTATCCCACTGCTCTTGATAACGCATGGCAGCGTTCTCGTCGCGCTTGCCCTGTGCTTCATCTTTCTTGTTCTGACGGAGCTTCTCTTGAGCATCGTAGGCTTTACCTGCCTGATCGATAAACTCTTTAATGCCGAGTTGCTCGTTAGTCATAACTGTGGTTAAACCAGTATGACCCGCAATCAGATCGTCAATAAACGCTTTGTTCGCTGCGTACACTTTAGGCATACGGGATTGAACATCTGCAAGCTGAGAAGCGGCGCGGGCATTGCCAGCCAGTTTAAGCTGCGCAACGTCATTCTCTGCGTTCTGCGCTTGCAGAGCACGAGTAAGGTCGTCGGAGCGCTGCGTGGCTGCTTTAGTTGCCAAGTTCATAGATGCGTTAGTACCATCTACGGCAGCTTTCAGGCCCCGTTCACCTGCTGCCAGGTTCTCAGTTACGACGCGCAAGTTATCGCGGCTGTTGTTCAACTGCTGCTGAGTAGTTGAAATCTGACCGTTCTGAACGGTAATGTCATCATTGATCTCTTTCAGAGCATCCTGCGCCGCTTTATATGCGCGAGTGCCTTCTGTTGAGTTCTTGAGAGCCTGGTTAGCGTTATAACGTCGGTTCGTTAACTCCTGAAGTTCATTCTGTTCTTCTTTCAGCTGGTCTGCCAGTTTAACTTGAGAACGTCGCAATTCAACCGCCAGCGCTTGCTGCTGTGCGGTAGTCATGTTTCGCAGTTTGTTCGTGAGAGTATCTGTATCTGTTCCCAACTGACGAGCATTTTCGATGGCTTGTTTCTGATGCTGATTCCACATCACCAGAGCGCCAACTGCCAGCATGATCATACCTACAGGACCGCCAAGCAAGCCCATAGCAGTTCGCAGACCAGTCATAGCAATTGCCATGGCACTAGCGCGAGCCGTAGCGGTAGCCACAACACCGTTCATGGTCGTGGTAGCTGTAGTTACTGCTGTTGCGGCGGTAGCGACTGCGTTCTTAGCCTGATAGTAGGCGTTGAGCGTCGGGATGCCTTTATAATAAGCCTGGTTTGATTGCAGAGCTGCGAGCGCTGCCGCTTTATCTGCTTCTGCCACTGCCAGTGTCGCGGTTGCCTGTTGTACTGCCGCCGCCGCGTCCTGTACGCGAGTACTCGTCAGCGCTTTCGCAGTTGCCATCTCTGTGGCTTGCGCTGCTGCTACGCGAATTGAGGCGGCCTGGCTGGCAATAAGCGCCGTGATCAGTTTTCCAGTGAACGCAGTAGCTACCACGCCCACGATCGTCGCAACGGAGTCGAGGTTCTGTGACAGTAAAAGGATACCATCACCCAGAACAGAAGTCGCACCGCCTACAGACTCGTTAGTTCCTGCGAACTTCAAGAGGTTGTTGTTGGCAACGGTTAGCTTCTGGCTGAATGTAGCGATGGTGTTGTTGAACTCTTTGTCGATCGCTGCTGAAGCATCATAGATAGATTTCGCTACAACGTCCGCGGTGAGTTTACCTTGGCCAGCAAGAGCTCGAAGCTCACCTGTGGTCACGCCAAGGCTGTCGGCCATAGCTTTAAGCAGACGTGGAGCCTGTTCAGCAACGGAACGGAATTCATCCCCGCGCAGAGTACCAGATTGCAGACCCTGGGAAAGCTGGATAATAGCGGAGTTGGCTTCCTGCGCAGTCGCACCGGAAACAATCATTGCCTTACTTACCGTTTCCGTTACACGCGCAATCTGTCCAGAGGTTGCGCCGTACTGCGCAAGCGAACGCTCTAAACGTGCGTATAGCGTAGCAGTTGCCTCCAAACCTGAACGTGACTTCTGCGCAATATCAAAGACTCGCTGTTGTACCACCAGGAGATCTTCATGTGCGCTGTTCGCGTTGACAAGTTTGTTAGTTAGGCTAGTATATGTGTCATTAAGTTTAGCAACACCACCAACAAGGCCGGCAAGAAAGGTAACAATACCAAGAGCCTGCATCGCTTGCATAGCAACGTTATGAGCATGTATTGCTTTGTTGTTGCGTTCAAAAGCACGGGCCATAGAGTCAGTGACGACTTCAGTACGAACACCAACATCGCCGAGGCGCTTGAGTGCGGTCTCGGCTGCTGCTGTACCATCTGTTCTGACTCGGATAACGATATCTGAATCGGACATTTATTTTTTACCTTTCTGCGACTTGATAAAGTCTTGCTGACGCTTAAAGTCGAAGGCTAAACGCTCAAGACATAGTTGGCGTATCAGCTCGGCTTCCCAGTATGCAAGATCAAAGCCAATAAACTTCTGCCATGATTGAAGCTCAGTATAACTAAACTGATCTCCGTTGTAAAAGTCTTGAAAGTAAAGATAAATATAGGCCAGTTCTTTAGGTAACTCTTTTCTCTCGTATTCTTCGAGCTGTGAAGGAGTCTTGCCAGTTACCTTGCGAACATGTTCGAGTTGTGTGAGGAGGGAAGAAGTTGCTCCAATGGGCGGTAATGCCATCTTCCAATGGAGCAATGCATACTCAATTACTTTTTCGCGGGTTTCTTTAAAAAAAGGGTGTCCTGCGCGGCGGTAGTATTGATCAGATCATATACCTGCGGGTTAGCATCGAGGAATTCGATGATGTTTTCCACGGTACATTCTTCTTCAAAGGACCAGCCGGCGATCAGAGCCGCGAACTGGGTATCTTCGATCAGTTTAACTTCATCGTCCGCCAAGTCTTTGCCTTTGCGAGCAATAGTTAAAGTGGAGATCTGACGTGTAGCTCGTGCTTTGGCTTCACGAAACTCTTTGCTGTACTGGCTACGAATAGTCAGAGTTTCACCTGTATCACCAATACCTGGGTATACAAGTTTAAGGACGTGGGTGGAGTCCTGGAAGTCACGAACTGTATTATATTTCTTGAAGCTGCCCATTATTATTCTCCGGGAGGATTAGGTCAGAATTGAATATAGCAGGAAAGCGCCCAAAAGAAAAGGCCCCTGAAGGAGCCTTTTTGAAGTCAACTCTATTAAGTAATGGAGCCGATTCGAGCAGTACCAGAAACGGTGTTTGTTTTCGTTGACGTTGCGGTAATGGTAGTTTCACCAGTCGCAGCATCGTCAGCAGTAAACAAACCAGCTGCGCTAATAGTACCGTTACCAGTCGGGCTAACTGCCCAAGTAACGCCCTGCGCGGTAGTACCCAGAACAGTTGCGTTGAACTGCTGAGTCTTGGTACCTTCAACGGTATCCACATACGCCGGCGTAATGATTACACCTTCAGCGTCCGGCACAACAACTTTACGCACGATCTTAATTGAAGTCGCTGCGGTAGCGTCCAACAAGCCGCGGTAAGAGATGTTCTGCATGATATCGCCTTCGCCGTCAATCGGGCGAGGTGCTTCAGTCAGTTTGACTTTCGGCATGGTGATTTCATACGTGTTACCGGATGCACCGTCGGATAGCGTCATCACGATTGCCTGTGGCAGTTCGTTCAGGTACGCCAGACGTAAGGTGTTATCTTCGAAGTAAGCAGTAAGTGAACCAGTCACGTTACGGCGCTTCGCACCAGGGCGGATGGAGTATTTGGAACCAACGACAAAGCGCGGCTCGATACCGTTGTTGATGTCAATGGAGAGCTCGGTGATAACGTTGTTTTTCACACCGTTAGCAGAAAGGCCGCCAGAGAAACCATCCATCGGGCTGGTAACTGTGCGGTTACCTACAGTCCAACCAGCTGGCAGAGCCGCTCGCTGTTCCATAGTACGACCGACAATACCAAACTCAACTGTCACCATTGCTGATGCAGAGATTTTGATGTTCAGCGAGTTTACTTCACAACCACGATAAATGGTGTAAGGCAAATCGTTGATGTCGGCGTTGTAGTCGACGAAAGTGAAGCTCGGACGCAGGATACCCGCGACCAGCGTATCAGATGCCCAGGTACCGCGGAGCGCTGCGGCCAGCAGATCGTCGAACGTCCCGTAGGACAGCTCAGCTGATGCCGTGCCTTCAACGTGGCGAGCACCTAAACGGAAATCAGCGATTTCGGCATCGTTACGAATCTCGTCGGACTGTAACGCCGCAATGCTGATATCTAAACCAGACTTAGTCGCACGAAAGACCTTCAAAGCAGCATTTGCAGGAGAAACGCCGCTTGATGGTTCTTGTACGAAGTAGCTGGCATAACGTGAACCTTCTGCCATTGCTGTATCCTCTTATCTAGGCTCACGTGCGAGCCAGTACACGGTCAGATATTGTGCATCCCATAAGCCTTCAGTACCTCCAGCGGTTGTATCCGCCAGCGACGTTTGGCCACCCTGTCCACTCATCTTGTTCGTCAGCCGGAGCAAACAACCAGGAGGAGCATTCAAACGCCGCGGGATAGCGAGCAGCGAATTCAGAGCATGTAAGGCTTCAGACGATTTATCAGTGCCTGTACCAGCTTTCTGGTAAACACCAATTTGTAAGAAGCCGACACATTCGTTCTCACCATGAAGTCCCAGCGTAGCTGAATCCTCCGTGACAGGAACGTTGATTACTTTTAACCACAATATACGCTTAGCAGGGTCAAATTTCAAATTCTTCCAAGCGATGTCATTCGCGTACTGTGGGAGGCCTCCAGAGACTAGGCCTAGAATGTTATCTTCTACCCATTCAAATGCCATTAGAAGTATCCTAAGTAAATGCTTTTAAATCGCTCACCACCGAGAATAATATTCTTGCGAACCATACCCGACGGAGCCTTTTTAGACCAGCCTTCATATTCAATTTTATGAGCCCAAGGTACGGGCGTACCAAACATGATCTGCCAGTCCATATGTATGGGAAGGTATTTTATCTTCTGAATGAGTCGCGCTTTAGTAGCTGCGCCCTCAGGATCTACGGGGAGGTCGTTTAGGAATTCAGCACCTGTCTTGACAATCTGCCAGGAACCTTTTAACTTGCCTGTTAGAACTGGGGTATCGTCAACAACTGCTCCAACGAACCCCATAAGACGGGCCTTCGCTTCGCGCGACACTGCTGTCATTGCTTTCAACGTAGCTTTATCGAACTGATCACGAAACGAAGGCCTGGCCATATTATGCACCTATCAGAAGTTTATAGTAGATTGGTTTATCGTTCAGCTCTATTGCCTCAAAGGTTTTAATCTGCCATTCGTTGAATTCGGCGTCTACCCATGTGGCTAACAAGAGGAGAGCCTTGGAAACTTCGGTCTGAACCAGAACAGCCTTCTGACCAGTGGTAATGACGGTTCCGTTTACCATATTGTTTTTTGGCTTGTAGTAGAAGCACGTAACAGGATGGGACGTGACCGGATTATCCTCTGGTAGTTTCCAAGGCTTTGTTGGGTCTGGCGTAAGATCTTTAACTTTGATAACTGCATTAGAGCAGATATCAGGATCACTCAGAAACTCTTGCGCCATTTCGTTGAAATCATCGTAGGTGCTCATCTTATCAAGTAGCCTCCGCCCGAATAGGTGGAGAAACCGCTCATAAGATGATCATAAAGCGGATGGGCCGCCTTTGGCTTATACGCTGCGTAAGACCCTACAGCGAACTCTTGCTCGAGCCCTTCGAGCTTACGGCGTTTGAGCGCGAACTGGCGATTGCTAGTAAGCAGAGCGCCACTCTCTTTAATGTCCAGCAGAAGCTGACACTGGGCCTTCTTAATCTTTTCAGGTATGCCGAGCGATGGGCCTCCAGCTCTTTCTCTACGAGGGAACTCGAGCCCTTGCATATCGTTGTAGACGAATCCTTTGTAAGGTCCCGTCGTTTCCATGTAATCAGCAGCCAAAACCAGATTAGCGGCAATGGAATCATCAGAACCAAGAGTAACACCGCGAGATTCGGCATACGCTTTAGCCTCTTCAACTGTTGCATAGGAATTGGCGTTAGGTTTGCCAGTACCGTCTTCAATAACTAAGGTGATAGCCATAACGCCTCCTTATGAAATGGTTGTTGTGCTTTCGGTTAAGTTGCCAAAAGAATCGCTAATGCTCCAAACATAGTCACCAGCTACGGTAACGTTTAAAGTAATGCTATTCTGATAGTTGAATTGTTCTTTCACAATACCGTTAGGACCTGTTATTACAGCACGGTAAGGCGGCAAGCCCCCGGACCATGTAGAGGTATAATCGGTATTCACGGAGCCAGTAGCAGGAGGAGCGGCGAGCCAGTCAATGGTCGCGATAGTTGGAGGCTGTGGGTCAGCCTCCATGCGACGTTTGCGGTTACGCCCAACCAGCCAGGCTTTGAACGGCTTGTCAGATCGCATGGAGGCCATGATCGCTCCTTACTTCTTCAGAGGAGGGATCGGAGGAGCTACGCGCTGGCGAGGCTGGTCAACAATAAACTTGCTGTTGGCGTTCGCTTCGTGTACGCGCTTGACCAGATCAGCGTGGTTCTCTTTCGGAGTGCGACGCTCTTTCTCGCCTTCCAGCTCAACCAGAAGATTGAACTCTTTTTCGATAACAGCGTTGAACTCTTCACGCAGGTTGATCAGCTGATTACGGCGTTCCGGAACAGACTTGACAACGTATTCCAGACGTTCGTCGTCGAGGTCTGCAACATCAAAGTCTTGACGACCGGAAATACCGAGCAGCGTTTTCACAGCATCGGATAACGTGACATCGACACCAATACGCAAGGATGCGATATGAGTCGACTTGTTTTCTTCAGCAGTGTTTTGAGAAGTCGCATTTGCACTCTCCAGGATGGTAGCCACATTAGCGTCGGTTACGTTAGCACCTTCAACAGGAGCGGAACCTTCGCCTTCTTTCTTCTCGTCGAAGTAAGTCGCGGCATTTTCACGGTTGAAGCCAGGAGCCACTTCTTCAAGCTGCTCGCGAGTGACAGCTTCACCGCCGTTAACGAATTTGAAAGCGTTCAGGTTGACCTGCCCGTCCTGGGTCCACTGCGCGTCAGTCTTAACGTCCAGCGTTTTCAGAGCGGTAATAATTTTTTCACTCATTGTTTAGTCCTCAGGGAAGAAAAAGAAAGGCGTTACAACAATGCGAGTGTAACACCTTCGTCTAAACAAGGAAAGCTAGACCAATTCCCCTTCCACCCTTATCTGTTAAGCCGTTACAGTAACAACACAAGCGCTCGAAGCGACTACAGTACCTTTCGCATCGGTCACTTCGCAGGTATAAGAGCCAGCATCACCTGAAGCAGCCGAAGCAATGTTCAGAGTTGCTGATGTTTGACCGCTGACTACAGTCCCGCCTTTCTTCCATACATAAGTGTAAGGAGTGAAGCCACCCGTAGCAGTTGCTGCGATAGTTAAAGCGGCACCTGTTGCAACGGATTTAGTAGCAGGGATTGAAACAGCCAGAGGGCCATTAATGAATGACTGAAGTGCGTCACCGTGACGTTCATATCGGTTATGACGACGATGCCGCGGATAGCGTAAATGACGCATTTTCTACCCTCCTAAAAAAGGCGGCCTGAGCCGCCCTCTTAGTTTTTAACCGATTACACTTCTTTCGTAATCAGACGCGCGATGCGGATCTGTTTACGTTCGCGGAATACGCGAGTGAAGGCACCGGCAGTGGCCAGTTCAACGTTAGAAGGACCACCTTTAGAAGCGGCAGAACCTTTCCAGGCGTGACCAACCGGGTGAATGATCCACTCCCAACGGTTATACAGGATTTCTTCACCTGCACCGTTGTTCATTTCAGGGTTACGCTGCACTTCTACAGGCATCTTCGGCGAACCGGTACCCAGAGCAGTTGCACCCGCGCCGATCAGGTAGGTGTGGAATACACCGCCAGAGTTTGGCATACCGTCGTCGACGATAACTTCACGACCCTGATAGAACGGAATGTTCACTTCACCACGAGCATCAGGGATGAAGTCGATCAGGTTCAGGCGCTGAAGCTGCTGGTATACGATGGAGTGCATCATAACCATGGTCAGCTGACCCATGCTGTCACCCATCAGACCGGTAGCGGAGATGAATGCAGAAGCGGAGAACTTCGCAGCATCACCAGTCAGGCCGGAAATATCCAGCGTCAGGTCTTTCTGAGTGTGAGTTGAGCCGTTTGCAGGAGCCGCGTCGTTGGTGTTGAACACGCCCTTCATTGTGGCTAACCATGCCATCTGCAAGCGACGTACACGCCAGTCAGCTACGCGGTTTGCGATAGCGTCCATCGGGTCGTTACCAGCCAGAGCGGCAGTCAGGTCAGCAGAACCCCAGGATTTGTTTCGAGACATACGAATCTGAATTTCAGTCGCTGCCTGAATTTTGTCCGGAGTAGACGCTGGGCCGTTGTCGGTAGAGATGTTCTCAGCGTGATCGCCGTCAGTAGACAGCAGGTCATGATAGAACGGTTCGTTGAAGGTCAAACCACCGCCGACCAGGTTAGCACTCAGACGCTCGTCCATGACGAGAGCAGAGGATTGAACCAGACGGGATTTTTCCTGAGTCAGGGTCTGAACGTAGCCAGCAAATACTTCTGGAACCACGATATCAGCGATTCGGGTCATGTCAGTTGCGCCAAGGCGAACTGGAGCAAATCCCGGGATGTGAACGATACGAGACATATTCTTCTCCACGAAGGAAAGGTTTTATTTTTCTAAGACCTTTCCCCATGGAAGGCCTAAATGAGTGAAGACCATGCTTCATGAGGCAAAATTAGCGTATTCAAGAAGCACGGTCAATATCATTTAGGACTTTTTCGCTGGCTTAGTTGGTTTTAACGGGTCAACGCCGTTACGTTCAGCCAGTTTCTTCGCTTTAGCAGGATCAGACTTCATCATCTTCATCTGCTCAGTAATAGACCAACCGTCGTGCGAGTAAGGGTCGGTGCCGGAGAACTGACCTCCTTTACCGCCCTGCGAACCGCCGCCGAACGAATCTTCCAGCCAGTGCGGGCGAGTAGGAAGAATGTCACGAAGCATATCTTCAGCAGTAACGAACGGGGTGACGCCGGAGTTTTCCTTAGTGACCACATTACCGCTTTCATCAATGGTCAGCACACGCTCACCAAACATGATCGCATCTTCGATAGCAGATGCGCGGATTTTCAGGCCTTTTGCAGCCTTGCGAACTGTATCAGCAATCGTGGCTTTGGTTTTTTCACCCTTGTAAGCACCGATCTCTTTATCCTTCTCAGAGATAGTAGTCAGGGCTTCATCGAGCTTACGCTGTACCGGGGCCAGACGCGCTGTGACGATTTTTTCAATGTCCGCTGGGTCGCCCTTGCCCTGCTTAGCTTCGAGCTCGGGAATACGGTCCAGGTTAGCCGTGATCTCTTCGATGCTGCCGTAGGAGGACAGAGAGGAAAGCTGAGTCCGTACGGTTTTGTGATCGTTACGCTCTTTGGTAAGTGCAGTCTGAAGGCGATCGATATCGGCCTGGGTTTTCATACCCTTAACACCAGTGAGGACTTGTTTGCCGTCCTTTTCAGTGTAGAGGCTTTCCATACCAGCTGGGATGTCATCGGCGCTATCGTAGCTCAGCTCGAGTTGCGTGTTACCGTCACCAAGACGGACTACTGGCATACCAAAAGGGAACAAAGCGAAGGTGATAAGGTTCTGTTTCATGATTTCTCCTGTTGCCCATGCAACAAAAAATAAGCGTCCGACATTGGACGCTTAGACTATATAATATCAGGTTTGTTACTGTCCAGTACCTTTCTGTGATTGCTGGCCAGCTCCGCCGTTGTCTACTTTATTACCTTGTGCCTGTTGCTGAGGGTTTTGATCTGCCTTACCCTGTTGCAACATTTCCATGATGAAAGGATACTTCTCAAACTCGTTCTTCATCATTTCCATTTCTTCTTCGAACGTCAGTTTAGTCAAACCCTGATCGGTCAAATACTCGTGAATTGTTTTCAGTGCTACAGGTGCTCCTAGCTGACGAGCTGCCATGGTCTGAACTAAGTTCTGCCCGCTAAACAGAGCTTTGGAGAAGTCCAGGTTAGGTTGAACCTTAACTAATGAAGGATCAGCTCCCATCCACTTAGCACAAATCTTCAGCAACATTTCAAGGCCGCTTGCTCCTGTTTTGGCCAGCTGTACAAGGCTCGCAGTACGCGCCCCAATACGTGTACGCAACGCTTCGCCAGACTCCTGCGAACCTTTGGTGTTGTTAACCATCTGACCTGCTTTCAGCTGAGCTTCGGCTTTATCATTAGCGATAGCCAAACGCTCCTCTGCCAAGCCCTGGGATTCAACGCCAACATATTTAACGTCACCACCCATCGCAACATCCATGACAGCGCCAGCACCAACACGAGTCGGGGCTTGCCCTTCCTTGGTTCCATCTTCTCCGCTACCCATTGCGCCGATACGAACCAGTGTATCTTGGCTCTGCATAAATAAATGCTGGCGATAGTCTGCATCACTGATATACATAGACAAACAAAGGTTAGCTAGCCCCAGGAACGGAGGCACGTCAGGATCAATTAAGCAGTCACTGGCATTAATAGCGATAAATGGAATTTCTTTCAACGGCTCACCATGATAAACAGGTGTGAGCATTTTACTTTCGTCGAAATCCTCTTTATCAATGAACAAGCCTTGTGAATACGTCGCTTCACCCGCTTTGTCGTCATTGTTCATCGAACCAAGGCTTAGAATGCGATAGCGAGTTTGTTCTTTCCAGTCAAACTTACCATTGCGGACCACTTTCGATTCGTCAAGTACAACCATGTTCAAGCTATCGCGATCTACCTGTTCGCCGCCGTCCGCTTTGTCCCAGTTTCGAATGTTACGGGCAAAGTACAAGCTGATAAACGGCTTATTCTCCGGACTGGGCGTAGAGTCCATGTCGAGTAGGATGCCGACGCGCCCGTTACGGAGTTGCATTTCGTTAATCATGGACAGCAACGCTACGAGCGGCAGACCTTCACGAGTAGCTTTATCATTCATATACTCCATTTCAGGAGGTAGCTGAATTGTTGCTGGCTTACTCCAAAGCAGACCATGGTTATTACGAATGGCTTCAGCAAAGTCGTCCGGGAAGTTAGCACGAAGAATATACTGTTCGTACTTCTTGTAACCAAGCGCTTCAGTGGACTCAACACCATCGAGAACCATGGAGGGCAAGTAAGGAAGGTATTTTGTACCCTCCTCTTTGATTTTTTCTTGACCTTCGAAAACATGATCTAGTTTTTCCCAGACCTTGTTGTACTTCTCGAAAAGCGGGTGAACCGCAGACATACCCATAATCATGTTCCTTGAGTTGGTTTAACGCCACTGTAGACAGCTTGATCGAGAACCATATAACGAACTTCATCGCCCATGTGGTCTTCAGACTCAGTATCTACATCATCCTGGTCCGTTTCATCTCGGGGCAGGCTCGGCACCAGATCAATAAAGTGTTTGCAATTTTCAAAAACAAATATACCAGGATTCTCACGTGGTAAGCCAGGCTCAGGAATACTACCGGCAAAAAATTCTCGCATCTTCTGCCAGCCGCGTTTACGAGAGCCTGATGACTTATCAGAACGCTTCCAGTGAACGCCTTTGTAGACCTTGCCGTTGATGGTAATTTTCTCCATCATCTTAGCAGCCGTTGAGTTGTTGTTTTCCAGGTCCCAAATGGAGTTATCCGCAGGCCCTGGCACAACACGCTCATGAATACCCATAAGCAATTCACGCTGAGTAATACCGCGAGCAATTTCCTTATCCATCATGCGCAAACCTTCATTCGGCTTACCGTTGGTGCCGTACCACTCCCCTATACGGAAAAGATCGCCCCTAACAGTACGGCGCGTTACTCCGCGAGCGTCCACAAAGTCCGTACCGTCGCTTACAGCCCACCAGCCGACTGAGAATGGTTTGGATGAACCCCAGTCAAACGAGCGAGTGATTTTCCAGCTCTTAGGAATATCAAAGCGCGATACAATGTGGTAACGCGATTGCCAAAGGTCATCGAACATACCACCAGACGTAATATCCCACGAACCGCCGAGCCATGCTGCTCGTTTGTTAGGGTCCGTTTCTGCCATCAATTTAGCAATGTATTTAGGGTCAAGGTTTCTGTTCTCACGATACGAACCGTAGATATGGCATTGCGATGTTGTAACCACAATATCTTTCTGCGTCCGCGGGTCGAATACCGTCATTTCCGTTTTAACAATCTGACCCATACGAGAAGGATCAATGAAACGCTTCTTAACCCAGTTATGACCTACGCCAAACGGGTTAGTGGTTGCAAATACTTCTAACGGTATATCCGGTATAAGATACATGTTACCGTCTGCGTCATACTGCGGATGATCTTCCGGCAGGAATGAGGAGCGGTTACAGGACATCATCGCATCAAATACGAGCCCGTTAGGATACTTTGTTAATTCGTTCCAACCAATGAACGGATATTCGTGGCCGTGATATGACCAATAGTCTTCTGGTTTTGCAGCAACACGAAACAGGAGTTCTTCGCCCGTAGGCCAGACCCACTTATAATCTGATTTGGAAGAAAGGAATTTACACCCATCACCGAACTCAGGGAACCAACGTTGAGATTTGGTTACAAGGTCGTCGAGGTTTTTATATTCACGGTCAAAGATAATACCTTTCCAGTATTTGCCGTAACCTTTACCAACGTTCTGGCGGAAACGCATCAACTGGGCATCAGTTTTACCTGGGCCACGTGTACCGTGATAGATTATAATATCCGCAGGGCACGAAAGGGCCAACGTCTGTGACCCTTTGTGTGGACGCCATACGACCTTCGGACGTTCTTTAATGGATTGTGCCGTCACCTGTATCTCCACGGGCAATAGCGGACATCGTGTCGTCCTGGAGTTGTTCTTGCTGTTCCTGCGCGATTCGTTCCCAATCGTCAGTATTGGCAATACCTGGGACCACCATCACACCTTTAGCAACGACCTCCGCCTTAACTGCTTTCGGCGGTTCCATTCCCATAAGCTGTGCAAGTTTACCCAGGGCACTAACACGCGCCGCTTGCGAGCTACCGGGGCCGTAGTAATGCGCTTCTTTCTTCAGGGCGTTGATAATGTCAACTTTATCCTGCTCAAGGTCTTTTGCCTTTTGGACAGGATCAGGGTTTAAGCCTTTCTCACGTGCGATTTCTTTCACACGCCAGAGGCAATAGGGATCTTTAGAAAAACGCTCAGCGTTGTCCGCTGCGAACTCAGGTCGGAAGCCGCAACGCAGACAAGCCTTGGTCCAGCTATGGTCATATAAATACTCACGAACTACCTGCTCGCGAATATTCATTTCATCCTGGGAAAGGGATCGAGCCCGTTCCATATAGGCTGTCCAGTCAGGTACGTGTTGTGATGCGTCGCTCATACCGCCTCCATAAGTTTTCCTGAACTATAACGGCGGCATGAGCGAAACGCAAGAGGATAGTGAAGCAGCCAGTCCTAGACTACTTTGTCGAACTGGCGGGAGTCTTTGGGAGTTCAGATTGATTGTCCTGTTTTAGAGTCTGTTCTGCGTTCTGTTGAAGGTGATTAATATCTTTTTCAACGTTGCGCGGAAGGTCAACACCGTCCAGCTTGCGACTCACATTTAGGATTTGTTCACTCTGTACTCTCGAATACTCTAAAATCATTTCCTTCTTAGTGTAAACAACGGCAGCAACACCTACAGAAATCAGGAAAAAGTTCAAGATTAAGTATTGTACCAACAAACGAGGTCGCTGAAACAGGTCCTTAATCTCCTGAATTAGATGTTTCATTACGTTTCTCCGGCTCTATGCCAAACTTCTTAAAAGCCACCGACCGTACGATAATGAATGTTGCACGTGAACCTATCCAGGACGTTGCGCCGATCAAGGCGCTAGCCCAACCAAAGGACACTCCGCGCTCCATACATATCAAACCTGTGATGACCGCGAAAAATACCGCACTGAAGCCTTCGAGCATTACACGCCACCAGACGAGTTTCTCGTTCGCGTCGAGCGTTCGCATTGTGTAGCCCAGAGAACCGCCTAAAAATGCAAGGACAGTGAAGAAAAGTATCTTCAACCAATCCCACTTCGGGTCAGGCGAAAAAAGCATTTGGGTTTTTCCTTATGCTAAGTTGATACCGCTCATAATCTGGACGTCACTGTATGGCTGCTGACCGTTCTCGTGCGTGATAATTGCCTTCAGTAACTTTAACATAATAGCATTATCGTACACGTCAATGGGAGCGTTGGCCGTAGTGCCCAGCTTACTCGCTACACTCCGAATATAAGCCTCGGTATCGTTCTCGACTGCTGGAGCCCAGCGACTAATAATTTCGCGAACGGTATCGATATTCGGTTTACCTACACCAGGCATACCTTTATACGTTGTATATTTACGCAGAATGCGAGCCATGGCACGAATACCATACTCAGGTGAACGGAAAACACAAAACGCTTTATCAGATGCTTGGTCTTTCGGTATAAGCCCTTTCCACTGATCGTTAGACCAGCGAATATTACCAGGGTTATTGTTTCGGATACCACGCGGGATAGCTGACATGAGCCTTACTCCTCTGTTAATGACGAAGTAAGGCTACATGATTAGCTTGATGTGGTCAATTAATGCTGTTTAGGGCGGCTTTTGCGTCGCTGTACTTCGTTAGCTACTGCGGCAAATGCAAACAGAAATGCGGCATAGTCTTCTTGACCTTCATCAAGCGCCGAGTCCATTATTTCGAGTATCTGAGTGCGATACTTTTCAAACTCAGGAACGCGCCCAATTTTCTCGGCTTGTTTGAACAGCTGATGATCAGTGAGTGGTTTGTTGTTCAAGGATACGATTCCTCATTGCGTCGTATTGGAGTTCACAGGTTCGACCTGCTTCAAAAGCTCGGTCAGCGAATTCTGCATACGTGTTTGCTCTACGATTTGATTCGATGAGCATGTCGGCGAGCATATCGACGGCTTTTCCGGTTGACGTGCGAGGGCCGACAGTGACTCCGGCGTTGCTGGCGATGCTTCGTACTTTGTCGATCGTTCGCTGCAAGCTGTCAGCAAGATCACGGGCAGACTTAGCATCACGATTCGCAGCGTTAAGGCGTTGTTGCGCTTCATACTCGAGCTTTCCTTTATCAATGGCCCAGTTATTTCGTAACAAGGCCGCTTTGTTAGCGTAATCGTCAGCGACTTGCTGTTTACCAGCCGCGACACCGTTTTTATAGCTTTCCTGAATCTTTTGATTCCATTTGTGCTGCGCATAAACCGCGGTCAGGAAGATGACCACAATTATCGCGAGCCACGGCAACACCGCTTTCAGAAGCCGTTTCAAACCATTCAGAGATAAGAGCTCGGCTAGCATCATCGCCACCCATTCCTAAACCAAAGCAATTAGTATAATGAAACCAGGTCTGTTCCTCTTCCGACCAATAGAGAACCAGGGTTTCGTCGATAGCGCTATCAATAATGGCAATAATAACGCCTTCATCATCCGTGATGTAAATGTTATGGGGCAACTTCCAGTAACCGCCGACCTGCTTTTCTGCTAACCCTTCTAAGTTAGTAGGGAGGATCGTCTTTAAATCTTTCATTCTGGTAGTCCTTAAACACTTCGGCCCATACAAGAGTTTGACAATCGTTTCCTGCGTCCGTTCTGAACTCCAGCGCAAGCCCAATAGCACGTTCCGCGCTACACCCTGCATACATTGCCCCGTAAAGGAACTCGTAGCAGGAGCCGCTGGCCATGAATTGGTTCTTTGGATGCTCAATCACGCAGTACCCATCACCATAGATATTGTACACGTTCTTGCCAGAATCAATAGCGATACCATAAACGCCCAAGACTTCATAATCGTCCACTTGCTTTACAGTATCAGTTTCAAGTTGCTTCATCATTATCGTACTGCCGCGAACGCTACCCGATAAAGCAACCATCATCTTACCTATGATTGGATGATTAATGACATCCATTTTGGTAGCGTAGCCTTTATGACCTCCTTGATTATATTGGGTATCAGCGGCCAGTGTTTTACCGTCCCATGCAATTGCTGTGATAATAGTTCCTTAGTCCATCGTTGATGGATCGAAGTGATTAGATTTAGAGCGGTTTTCGCTCACTGTTAAATATTGCAAATTACCTAACACGTGAAGTCCAGAAACTAGCTTTCCTTGCAAGGGTATAATATGATCAACTTCGTATCCCTCAGGGCAATTACGATAGAAATCATTTATTTCATTAAGTTCTGCCCAAAGAGGGACTCGGTTCAGACGTACCATCCCCTGAAGCCTGTTCGCGATTAGCTTATAGCCTTTATTCCTCTCATACCACTCACGGCATCTTTGATTCATCTGCTCGCGTTTAATTGGATCTAACCTGTCACGTTTTTGACGTTCCCGATTAGTCTCTTTCGCTTCAGGTCTTTGATGATAAGCTCGCGAACGTTCATTTGAAGGTTCAGGGTTTCGGGCATATGCTTCACGCCTTACTTCCTTGTAAGGTTCAGATTGATAGCGCATATGACGACATTCAACACAACCACCATTCACCAGAGCTCGACCTTGATGTCCTCGTTTGCAAGGCTTAGGCATATCGTAAGTCGGAAAACCAGCGGCTATAGCTTCCTGGCGGTTCATATCAACCTCGGTCGGTAATTGTATAATCAACAATCCAGCTAAAAAGCACAAAAGCGTTGGGAATTTCATCGGCTTCGATCGTGTCAAACGTGTAATACTTACGCCCTGTATAGCCTTTCGCTGGGTCCAGCACACGCGGAGCCGCAGCGTCACGGAAATCCACGGCTATTTGGTGGAGCCCACCGGGGATGTTAAGGCTAGCTACAGTGAGCAGATAAACCGCCCCTGGCGTTAGCCTTTGCACCGTGCCTGCCAGTTCTCGCTTAAAAATAAAAGCGTTCTCCTCTAAGATGTCCGAAACGTCCATGTTTTGGTGGACGTAATAGCGGTCATGGTACTTAGCGACAACATCTTTCGCTGGCTCGTCCATGAGCATTGCCAGGCAGGTACAAACGCAAGAGCTACCATCTGGCTGGGTCTGTTCCTTCATCGGATTAGAGAGCATAACGTGTATTTCCTTTAGGAGCGGAGCCACCATAATAATGCTGAGTGAACAGAGAAGTAAACAGCTTTTGTTTCTCCCAATGATAATGAAGCATCGCTTTGTGCTTGAGCTTCTTATTGGTCTCTGCTTCAGCCCGCTCCTTTAAGTGAAGAGTTTCGTTATACGCTTTCACACCCAGCACCAGGAAATTAATGTGGTTCAGGATAACCGCTTTCTCAAGCATTAGCTTGATCGCATAGCAGTAATAGTCAGGTAGACCTTTAAACGTGTAGGAATAAAGGACACCGTTCTGAATACTGATTTTGCAAACATAACGCTGAACCGGGAAGTTCTCTTTCGTGCGAGGCTTAATCAGCTGGTGAACGTGGATACGTTCCCACTCCTTCACTTTGGTTTTACTAACTTCAGCAATTAAGCCCAGGCGATTCAGACCTCGAAGGATATCTTCTTTCTTAGTTACGATCATTGGCTGCTCCAGAGATTTTTCAGAACATTATATACACGTTTAGCTTCAGACTTTTCCCAAAGCTCGTCTACGGTCTCATAAACATCATAAGACGCTTTCTCTGCATCGTGATAGCCTTCATAAAAGGCATCTTTGATGCGTTGCAATAACACGTCGTGATCTGTACGAGCATCAGACTTCCACTGCTTGCGAACCATATCCGCTTCTTGACGGTCTTTTTCTATCCAGCGGCTATCTGATCCGCCGCATTTCTTACATTGACACACATACGCTTCTTCAGTTTCGTGATAACGAAATTCGCCTGAAGTTATTTTCTTGCCGCATGAGCAGCAACGCATCAAACCTACAGTACAACCATTTGCTTCGGCGTATATCCAATGTTTACGCTTTCCCATTATGACACCTTTTTCGCTTTACCAGAAGCAATCAGACTGCGAACACGTTCAGCCCACCATGGAGCTAAGTTTGACTCCCACAGTTCTGAGCTGGTACCTACTGCTTTAGTGTCGCAATGCAACATAATGCCATTTACTTCTTTGTAGATAGTGCCGCGGAATTTATACATGGTTTGCTCCTTTGTTTGACTGAAAACAGTATAACAAAAAGGGTAAACTCAAGTCTACCCTTTTGTCAGACTAACCGATGATCATTTTACCACTCGTATGACAAGCCAGCACCAAAGGCAGCGTCAGACTGAGTGCTCATTGAGACAGAGAACTTTGTAACCACATTACGTTCCTGACCGAAGCGAGCCGACGCACCAATCGCGAGAGCTTGCTCAGAGTCAAACGTACCAGCGCCCACACCTACAGAGAAGTCACGATTCTGGCTTACCTGCGGGATGTTTGCCATAGCTGCTACACCAGCAATACCACCAGAGGAACGTTTACGATCATCGCTCTGCTGCTGTTCCAGGCGTTCAATGCGGGATTGTTGCTGACGAACCTGCTGCTGGGTTTTCGCATCAACTACATTTTTGACGACTGTTGTAGTGATGCCATCTTTCCCATCAATACCGTTCTTTCCATCGGCCCCATTTTTACCATCAGATCCGTTGGCTCCTGCGGCACCATCAACGCCATTCTTACCGTCCGCCCCATCTCGTCCGGCTGCGCCTGTATCGCCCTTAGCTCCATCCTTACCGTTAACGCCGTCAATCCCGTCTCGACCGTCTTTACCGTCCACGCCATTGATGCCATCGCGGCCAGCAGCACCATCAAGACCATTGGCGCCATCTTTCCCGTTCTGACCGTCCACACCGTTGCGACCGTCAACGCCATCACGGCCATTTGTACCGTTGATTCCATCTTTGCCGTTCTCCCCAGAGGCGCCAGTATCACCTTTGTCGCCTTTATCACCTTTTTCGCCCTGGATACCCTGAGCGCCGTCTTTACCTTTGATAACGGTGTGCTTACCGTCAATCCAGATCGCTTCAGTATTACCGTTGATGTTAACGGTCATATCAGGGTTATTACAGTTACCAGCAACAGACGCGCACTGGCTGATCTGTACTGAACCAGGGTTGCCGTTTACGTTCACCGGTGGATTGGTGAAGTTTGTAGCGCTTGCCAGGGCCGCTACTGCCCAGATTGCCAAACCTGCCAGAAGTTTCTTCATTTCAGTTACTCTTTAAAAGGATGTGACGGTGTACGAGGTTCGTACGGTTTAAATTCATGTGTATCGGGGATATTGAACCTTTTCGGTATCGTTCCCTGGTGCCACATATTATTGGTTTCGACCCAATCTGTCTCGCCAATTTTTCGGTAGTTCCATTTTGAACCACCATAACCTAAGAACTGAGACTTTTCACGTGGTTTGTTACCTCCATCGACATAATGTGTACCTTTTACAATCACAGATCGCGGAGTAGGACCGTTCTTCAGGCCCAGGTGGATCATCCAGAACCAGCAACCAAAGCAAAGACCATTCTTGATATACTCGTCGCCGTTTAAACTGCGCTCAGGATTCTCCGGATAGCCGCAGACGCTACACTCGACAATAATGCCTTTGGCTTCAGCTTCGGCAAATTCGCGCTCATACATCTCAGTATTGAGAATATAATTGCGAACTGCCAGTTCATCGTCTGGATTATCGCGGTGTGCTTCAATCCAATCACTCAGCTTGCTCATTTCCGACCTCCATAAGCACACAAACCATCAATTTGACCTTAATTGCAGAAAGTTCGGTCATTTCTTTCTGGTAATGGGCGTTTAGTTGCTCCATCCCAGGGCCACCTGCGGCAATCGCAGCGTCTTGGTACGTCTTTTGCAGCGCCGATATGATAGTAAGCAGCTTTTGCGCTTGCTCCGGCGTAAATTCAACACTACGGGCGGCCTGTTCCGGAGTTTTGACCCGATAATTCGCCAGGGCCTCGCGGAAAGCGCCCATAATATACCCTTCGCGCTTCTTATTTCCCTTCTGCGTACACTGGACCAGCGCGGGACGCAGTAACTGATGGAAATTAGCTTCGAATTGTGTGGCTACCGGGCGGCTTTCCAGCGGGCCCATTGCGTGGCGTTTAAAAGTCATGCGTGTTTCCTCAAAGTATCGGCAATTTTTGCGCCTAACAGCTCTTCAACCTTCTGAATCAGAGCGTCGGCCTTATGTTGGTGTTCTAAGAAGTCTAACACTGTCAGCGACCCTAAGGCCACTTGAGCTTCTTTCTCCGATCGATACATCACCTGGTCTTTCATAAAGTAGACCCGGCGGGCAATAAAGCGCCCTATGGCTTCCCGGTACAGTACAACCGCGCTACACATCGAGTAATGAGCGAAGTCAAACGGGCCATACATCTTGCGGTGAGGCTCGTCAACAATCCAAACCTCTTCACCGCGTTTAAAGTGATGTTTCCAGTTCTTTCTAACCTTCTCCTGCTTAGTCCGATCAGCGTAGACATGAGGGCAATGGTGATAAACGCGGCTGACCATCATCGTTTCCACGCTTTCATATCAGCTTCAACAAGCCGACAGGCTTCATCCCACTGCCGCTGACCATACTTGTTGATGCAATCCCGCGAAAAGTACCCGTCACCGACTAAGTAATTGCCCGGCTCGTCGTAAGGGAACACGCCCAGCGCTTTACGGGCATCCTTCATGCAGTTGGCGCTGACGTGTACAGGGCGCTGAGGCATACGCTTCTCAACCTTACGCGCAACCTCTTCTTTCTGCTTAACGAGGTAGGTGAGCTCATTACCAGGCTGATCAGTTTCGTAAGAGACTTTCTTTTCTTCCCACGGGCAAACTTTCGCCGGCTCCGGGTTTTCAGGGCGGTGATTCACCCCTCCACCAATAAACACCAGACTAAACTGCTCGTGAGAATCGAGCTTGTACTCTTCAACGGTTTTGCGGAACCATTCATAAGCCGTATCACAGTTAGAAAAGTTCTTGAGCTCGTATGCCAGGGCGATTACGAGTTGTTTACGCATGATTAAGCCTCCCAGTTACGAATGACGACGTTACGTGTTGCTACAGCTTTCAGAGACTGGCACTTCTCCAGCTCTTTAAAGCGACGGCGCATCATAGCTTCATGCGGAAACACGTGAGCTTCATTGATGTCACTAACCCAGATAATAACTTCCCTTGTCGGAGTGAAAACGCTCGAGGAAATTGTGGGAACCGCGTACTGACCGAGATCATTGATAAAAATGAAGCCCTGGATAGTTCTTTGAATTGGAGTAGCCACATTAACCTCCATACACGATGTGCATGACAGCGTCACGCAGCGTAGGGAACAACGGAGCGCTTTTACCGACATAATAGAAGTTACGGGAACCATGCTCGACGCGCTGGATATACTCTAAACCAGAACGACGTTTGGTAGAGTAGCTGACAGAGTACAAACCAGCACCGTGGCGATGTACTTTGTAGGAAGGGGCGAAAACTTTCAGTTTCATTTTAAGCTCCACTAGAGTGTTGGTGGATTGATAAGGCACTATGCCTTAACCTTTAAATACAGTATACAGATTAACTATTGATCAGTCTAGATTTAAATTTAAAAATACCTATATACAGTCAGAGCTAAAACAGAGCAGGAAAGAATAACCGGGTGGGGTAGTATGACAGGCGATATTTTAGGACCAAGATACTATCAGAAATTGGACCGGGCCCGGGCTTAATGAGCCAAGAAATGATCCTGGTCGGGTATGGTTACCGCCGGGTATCGTTAGGTGGCTCTTGCTTCGCCTAGGTTACTATCACGCCTTGTTTCGTTTCGCTTGGTGATTGTTCTTGTTCTTAGTATCACCTGCGACCTTGTTGCCTACCTGTAGTATGAGCCATGCAATAGGACTACTGATTACTATTGCTCCGGTAACAGTAAGCAGGCTATATAGTAGACTCATACTTCCTCCGCTATGTATACGACACTCTTACCGTCCGGCATAGTACCGCTCGCGACTATCTCCCACTTAATACCGGCTAACATAGTGTCGGCATCCAGATTCATTTCCCTTATGCAAGCGTTAGCGGCAAAGCGCTGGTTCGCACTGTCGGTAAGGTGTGGGTTGTAGTCGGTGGTGACATGAGCCGACTCAGACTTCGCAATGTAACGTTTACCTTTGGTGGCAGTTGCCGAAGCGAACGTTACTTGGATCACTTTACCCATTGTTATTTTCCTTCTAGTTCATTAAAGTAACTATTAGCCAGCTCATGTAGCTTAAACTCGGAGCTGTCCGCCCATGCAACAACATTCCAGTACATAAGTTGCTCAGTTAAGCTAATAAGCTCGGCGGATTCCATACCGTGCTTTACAGCTCGACTAACCGCATCAATAAGCTGCTGGTTTTGCTCCAGCGTATCAATATACACATCGCAAGGCTCGTCCGCTAAAAAGTTCATATTTTCGTTAATTGCTTCGGCTGCGAATAATATGAAAGTTTTCGTTTTCATGGTGCTCAACTCCAGTTTGCCGTCGATGTAGTTATTATACACCGACGGTGTTTAGTATCAACTTTATTTTGATCCTTTTGTACTCTCCCATCCGTTGTACGCCTTACAGGCGTAATACTGGATTCCCGTTGTGGTTTTATTAAAACCGGGTTCCGTTTTTAAGAGCTCTTCGTGCACTTGTTTCATGCTCGGTACCCCACCAGACTCCTTATACATGCGCTCAGCAGTTTCCCACACCAGTAAAGTCTTACCGCGGAGCGGGCGGCGCGCGCCGTTAACCACATTACACCGCGTTTGCTTTACCGCTTCCGGATTATCTTCCTTCGCAGCCTTGTTATCTTTGCGGGCTTGCTTTTTGCTTTCTTCCAGCTTGCTCGGTGCCTGAAGTTTGGGCGCTTTCGCATCTTTGTGAGCTTGCTCAGCAAGGGCCGCGTTTACCGCTTCCAGTGCCTTACCGTCGGTAATGCTGCCAGCTGGTACACGCTGCGCCAATTCGGCTTGCTCTTCGGTAATAAAGCCGAGCGCAAGGTTCAAAGTGGTGTTGTTAACGGTAAAGCCCGCAGCGCTCGGCCAAACGTGGGTCGCAGCTTCGTCGGTGGTAAGCACTTTCCAACCCTTGTTAGTAGCGGTCATGCGGATAGCGTTCACTGCCATAGCTTTGGTTTTGTATTCTTTAGTCAGATCGTACATGGTATTCACCTTTTCTTAATTTTGTTATGGGCGGGAGCTGTTTGCTCCCGATGTAAGTAGTTAGCGAATGATAACAGAGCTGCCAGAGCTGTCCGGTGTAACACCCATGAACTGATAAGATGGTGCCCCGTCCACGTCGCCGACAATTTTATACTCTATACCGGATTCTTCGCTTAAACGAGCAATATGCTCGCGTATAGCCTTAATGTGATTAAGCTCAAACGACAGCGTATAATCCCAATTAAAATACGTTGTCTTTTTCCAGCTTTTAACTTGAACGCGAGTACCTTTTGTGTTAGTTGCTGCGATTACTTTACTAACAATTAAAAATCCCATTTTTCTACCCTTTGTTTTGATGTAAGTAGTATCAGTTATTGCGTGATATTTGGTGTGGCCAAATGTGCTATTCTGATAAATAACCGATCGGGTCCATAAACATGTCTACGCGGGCGCGGATATGTGCGAGCGCTTCGTCGTAAGTTAAGAACTCGTCGGTGTTTTCGTAGTCACGTTCGGCCAGCTTCTGATCTACGAATTCGTGAACTGTGAAATTATATCCTTTTGAAGGACAGATATTCAAAGTTACGATATAGCCCAGACCAACATCTTTGTGATCGAAGCAAACAGTATCGATTTCGTTAGCTTCGGCGGCCCAGCTTGCTGGCAGTGTGATATTCAGATGCTCCAGAACTTCGTTAGCACTTAAATTTACAGTTTGCATCTTTGTTTACTCCGTTTGTTGTCGTTGAAGTAATAATAGCCGAGCTACAAAAAGCTGGTGTGGCCAAATGTGCTATTTATGAAGTGTTTTCAATCGAAGCTACATATAAAGGAACATGCGCACGTTTAGCATAGATTGCAATAAAAGTCAGTGGCAGGAAGTGATCATTTAGTTACCATGGTGAACTATTAACTGATCATAGTATAATGCTTGTAACGAATATACAGCGCCGACAGACTGGCTAACTATTCGCAAGCTCTTTAATAACTAACTCATTGTTATCCGACAACTGATATACCAGTAGCCGACTGATAATATCCTGAGCCTCCTCATCTATTGAAACGGATAGATCTGATTCTGCCAACAAAAGCCCCGCAATTCTTACTATACGCGAGGCTTCTACAAAATTTGAAATTGACAGGAATATTTCCAGGCCCGCTATGCGAACCCTTCTGTCATTTCTTCATGCCACCTGACAATGAAAGCTCACTCACGAGCTCACCGTCCGACTCTCTGATCTGGTAACGCGCTGTAAGCTGCCCCCCTGTCGAACCAATAGCCCAGCGCCAGTCCTTACCCTGCTCAAATGCGTCTAAACGCTTACGCATAGTTTCCTCTAGCGGCTCGCTGTAGCAGCCCGTAGAGGAGGGAAGGTAACTCTCGATCTGGCGATAGCGAGCAACACCTTGATCGTTGTAATCGAAGATCACGAAAAACTTCCCGTCTGCACAGATATAATTCTCAGTTTTGCCTTGAATTACCATTGATACTCTCCTACCTGATTTAATTCATCATCTGCTGTGTTCAGAGACGATTTCTTATAACCACATTACTCATCACCGCTTACTAACGGTCCTATCGGACTTCCAACTTCGGCGGCATCTGACGTTAAAAGTATTCTAACACACCTCTGACATGAAATCCAACTAAGAAATGAATCTGAAAAATGAAAATCTGAAATTCCAAATCCAAATTTGTCAAGTTGAAATAATGCCGGTCAGGTATATCCCGGTCAGGTAGTAAAGTGACCGAATTATTCGTCTAAAGAAAGAAGAAAATTCTAGTTTACGTGATTTGCATAGTAGGAAAACATGAGAAACCCAGTAAATACAGTATATAAACAATGATTATTTGTATATTTGTATGTTTACCAACTATCTTTCAAGAAAATAATTATGGAATAGGGAATCGATTTATGCAGGAATTATTTAGGGTACTATAAGGAAAACAGCAAATATTGCAAACCAGTTAATGCATAAACCTACCCGCATTATTCGTAGAATTATGCTTATAGCGCATAGCTATTGGGTTTGTTGTGTTTTGCATAAACCTATTCCAATTAAATATGCATAGCTCTATTCCATTACCAAAACGCATAAACCTATCCCATCGTATGCATAACCTTATTCCTGCATAGTATTACCCGCAATTCTGCATAACTCTATTCCTGGCTTACAGTTTACCTTGTAAATTAATCCTTTACTTGATACTGTTTACAAGGTACACTACTTTAAACACTCAAAGGAGTATAAATTATGTTTCAAGCACGTATGATCAGACGCATTGAGGAGTTAAAGGCTCTTTATCCTGTAGAGGTAATGATGAACGCATCTCCAGAAGTAGTTGAAGAAGCTACACGTAAGCATCAGGAGATACTTGACGAAGAATTGTGGTCAAATAGTCAAGTTTGCGAGTTGTACAATATAAGCCGCCAAAATTTGAACAATATCGCCAGGCGCCACGCTATTCCGGGTCGTATTAAATTCGCCAACGCGGTGTTCTATATGGTGGAGTTTGCCAAACCTTGGTTTGATAGCTACGTAGCGCGTAACGGAGGTAAATAATGCTGAAGGATTATTGGGGAGAAATACCCGACACACCGGAGGCGCGCGAATGGGTAAGGCAAATCATGGACCGCACTATTTGGACTGTAAAAGAAGTTCAAAGTCTTTACGGGCTTAGTCAGTCTACCGTGTCGCGCCTGTATACTAAGCATGACTGGACCTTTGCATTCAAAAAGGGTAGTCAGATCTTATTCCTCGCCGATTATGCAAAGCCTTGGTTTGATCGGTATAACGCTGAGCAAAATATCAACCGTAGCGCAGAACAGCTCGACCCTGAAACAGGCAAGCGCCGCCCAGGACGCCCTAAGAAGGTCAAAGGTGAATACACCTATACGCTGTGGGGTCAGGAATACACGGACACGCGCCCGCCAGCTGAAGTAGAGCGCGAATGGAAAGTTAAAGTCGCCTCCTATTACCCGCACGTAATGCAGGACGTAGAAAACCACAAGCCTCTACACGAAGCCATGACATACCCTGATCAGTATCCGGACTACCGCGATCATGTCAGGCCACTATTCGCCGAAATTGGCAAGCTGTTCCGTAAGCTCGCCACGGGGCAAGAATAATGATCACCTTACGTAAAGAGCTCGACGAGATACAGTGCTACGTTTGGCAAGTCCGCGCTCTTATCGGGCGCGAGGAGTACAAAGCCGCTGAAGCGCTCATGCTCGTACCTACCAGGGCTTGCGATACTGTCGCCCACGTATCAAACCACCTACCGCTCGAAGAGTTGAAGATGCTCAAAGAGCTATCCGAACAATGTATTGATCTTCTGAGGTATTTAAATGAAAGATAGACTCGTCAACTGCCTTTATTCTATGACATTTGTAGTAGTCTGCTATATAATAGGTACATCACTCCGATACTTATTAAGGTAACCACATTATGCTGCACTTTAAAGTAGATTTGGAAGGTACGTTCATTCAGAACCTCCGCGCATATCACTCTATCATGAAGATGTGTGCAATGCAGAAGATGTCATTTGAAGACGCTATGCGCACTGCTGCGTCACGCTTCCCTGACTTTGATCGTCTTCAGATGTTAGAACTGCGTTATGAAATGCACGAGCTCTTCTGTATTCACCGCAGGAAGGACTGCAACAAGGTCTATGATATGAATGAGCCTAGGAAGCTGATGGCTAAAATGTTAATGTCGCGCCAGGATGAAGAGTTCTATCCGAAAATATTCTTTCAGTCCATGGGTCGCGGAATTCGTTTAAACAGAGGCGATCATGAATAAGATCCCTTGGATTGATGAATCTAATATAACTCCTCGGCAAGTAGAGGAGTTACGCTGGCGCCGTTTAGAGCAAGCTAAAGCTATGAAGCGCATGAAACATGATAAGAATCTACCAGAAAACTGTCATGGTTGCGCTGTTGGTATGCGTTGGACTAAACCTGAAACTCTAAGTCTCCTAAAATCTATTATAGCTAAAAGTAAGGTCATTAAGAATACCGAGGTTCGCCTTGTTGATTTGTGTATGGAATTTAATAGAACAGACAATGGAATTCTGGGGCGTTTACGTTCATTAGGTTTAATGATCAGGAAAGATGAAGGATTTTCTTTAGTACCTGTTCAATACATGAGTCGTAAGAATAGTGAAAAACTGTCTTTCGAATATCCAGATTGCGCCGAATATTTAATTTCCGTAGGCTGGAAGAAAGATCAGTTTAATAGACTTGTTTCTCCTGTCTGGTGGACTATGATACATTTCACTCGTGAAGGTATGCAAAATGGTAAGGAGATTGACTGGTGAATAAAGTCTATGCTGGTATTGGTAGCCGCAAAACTCCAGCTGAGTGCTGCCACGTTATGGCACGTTTAGCTGGGAGCTTAGGCGAAGCGGAGCGGACGGGAACTTGGCGCGGATAGTGCTTTCGAGTCCGGTGCAAGAGCTGTCCGCGGGTCCTGCGAAATCTACCTCCCTAATAAACATAACTATATGAGCATTGAGCAAGTGATCCACGCTAGCTCTGAAGATTTTATGAAAGGAGAGTCTTATCTTGATGAAGTGACTGGTTCTGTTCTAGGATGTAAAGTAATTGCACGTCTTTTGCATCCTAACGGGAAGAACTTATCACCACATGCGCTTGAACTTCATGCGCGTAACACTTACCAAATCATTGGTCAGGATTTAAACACACCTGTTCAATTTGTTGTTTGCTGGACCGAAGGCGGTCGGGGTGAGGGTGGTACTGGTCAGGCTTTGCGTCTTGCCAAGATGCTTAACATCCCTATACTAGACTTTGGAGTCTATGACACGCCGCAAGGCTGGTATTACATGGCTGACTATATTGCTGCAATGTATGGAGTAAAATAATGGAAAAGACAGTTCAATACATGCTCGTGATGGAAGTAACTCCGATCGACGGGCGCAAGTTCAAAGGTCGAAAGTTTATTAACGTGTCACCGTCCTTTAAAATGACCAGCCAATATATCTTAGATCAAGAAGTTGATATAGCTAAGTTATACGGTGTCTGTCCAAGTGATGTGTTGACCGTAAACGTTGTTAAGTTGCAATGATTCCTTTTAGGGCGCTATTATAGGCACCCTAACTGCGTCCAAGGACAGCCACCAAATGAAGAAATTCGAAACAGAATTTGACGGATACCATTTTCCGCAGGAGATAAAGGCCATTCCTCAGTGGGTGGTTTGCTATGCGGATAAGATACCGATGTACTCTCCAGGGTATCAGCAGCCTTTGGAGAAAGCCTCTCCCACTGACCCGAAAAGTTGGATGTCATTTGCCACAGCTGAGCACCTTTGCGAGCTAAATGAAGGTATGTTGCCTGGATTTGTTCTCACTCCTGATGATCCGTTTACTGTTATTGATATGGACGTTAAGGACGACACGCCTTCCGAGCACACTCAATGGTTCTGGCAAATCGCTCAGGGTGCTGGCTCCTATACTGAAGGCTCTGCATCCGGTAAAGGCTTGCATGTTTGGGTATATGGTAACCACGGTGAAGGTCGCCGCTCCTCTGACTATGGTATTGAGCGTTATAGTCAGGAGAGATTTATTATCTGTACGGGTAATGTGGTTATAAATACACCCATTACGGACGGTCGCGGCGTTTGCGAATACCTGGCACAATTCCTTGATGAAAAAGCTAAGATCATTATCAAGGTTGAAGATATGCCTCAAGTGCGTACTGATGAAGACGTGCTTAATGATATACTGACGTAGATCGGAAGAGCACACGTCTGAACTC